ACGTAGACTTTCGCTTAGTAATTTCTCAGCTCTTGTGGCTGCTTCTTTGATGAATTTAGCTTTAGCTTCAGCGATAACTTTTTTACCCTCTGTTACTAAATTGACTCTAGCTTGTACTAGCTTGTCTTCATCTTCTTTTAGTTCTTTTAGCTCTGAACTTAACTTACGTAAAGCAAATTCTTCTAATTTTTGGAAGTTTACTTTTTGTGTGTTACGATCTTCTCTGAGTTCTTTGATCTCTTTAGCCATTTGTTCCATAACAAATTTGTTTAACATGTTGGCATGTTCACGAATTTGTTTTTTGTATGCAACTTTTGCTTCAACAACTTCACGCTTATCAGCAGCAAATTCTTCGATTTCTCTACGAATTGCTTCTGTAATCATTTTGTCAGCGGCTTCAACGATTAAACTTTTGTCAGATTCGTATCTCTGACTAAATTCTTCACGTAGATTAGCTTCAACTTCTTCATGTAGTTGCTTAACCTTAGAGTCCCAAGCTTCTTGTAGTTGGCTTGTTACTTCCTCAGATAAAACCTCAGCGCCGAATAGTTCTTTCAATGTGCTCATCTTGTTCCCCTTATTTGTTTAGGTTATTGATGAACCTGAGAACCTCTTCCTGGAGGTATCTTTGTGCTTTTGGATCATGTCTTACAGAGCCTGCAACGTCTAATAAGGCGCCGCGTCTACGATCGTGCATAACACGTTCATAGATAGCTTTTGGATATGCTGCCGGAGCACTAGGTTGCGCCACGATGTCCACCGTGACGATTTCAAAATCAGTAACGCCACCAGATTCATTGACGTTACCAGATCCCCTACTGGAAACACCTAGTTTAACACCACTCTCTAATAGAGTTTTTACGATGTTACCCATTGGTGTAGGTAGGATTTTTAATTTACCAATACCGTTGTTTTCGTTCATGTACATGTTTGTAATCATGTGACTTACACGGTCTAGGTTAACTTGTAGATCATCAGGGTGATCGGCTTCGCCGAGTACACTGAAACCTTCTTTAATTTTTTGGGCAATGTTACTACATGCTCTAGCGATCTCATTCACAGGGTAAACTCTTTGGTTTTGATTTTTGACACCACCCTGAATGAATATGCCTTCCATGTAGAGATCCTTGCCGCCGGTGGCGTTCTCAACAATCTGAGTACGCATACCAGCTTGGTCATATGTAAGAGCTTCTACTAATGGTAAGGCCATATTATTACTTCGCTACTGGACTAGTCTTATTACCAGCTGTATCGCTGTTCTTTGGGGCAGCTACACTCTTAAGTGCAGGAGCTTTAGCGTTACCAACTTTGTTTACGTTACCGGCATCGTCTTCTTTTGGAGACTCAGCTTTACCGCCAGCTGTGTTACCGCTGTTAACTTTAACAGGGGCTGCACCGTTGCTAGAAATTTTAGCACCAGAACTTACTGGACTACGTGTGTTTTGACCATTGTCACCTGGAGTCGGAGCACTAACTGGCTTAGGCATTACACCTTCACCGAAAGCACTGAAACTTTCTTTTGTTGGCTCTTCAGCTGGCATGTCAGCATCCATTGCTGGTTCTTCAGCTGGCTCTTCGCCATCTTGTGTACCCATGATTTCTGCAAAGATTGCTTTTAATTCGTCAATAGCGTCGTCTGCTTTTTGTAGCAATTCGCCATCGGCTGCTGGTTCTTCGCTAGGCATTTCGTCGTCTATTGCCAAGTCAGCAGTTGCTTCTGGCTCTGTTGGCTCATCAGCACTCATTGGGTCTTCACCTTCTTCGTCTGATTCGCTGAATAAACGTTCGTCTTCTAGATCAGCTTCGTCGGCAATGATTTCTTCTTCAAAGTCACCAGCAGGTTGACCGCCGATACCTTCTTCGATTTCTTCATCTTCTTCTAGTTGTTCGTCGAAAGAACTTAGTTCTTCATAAATTGATTTTCCTTTTTGAACAAAGAACTGATGTAGCAACTCGCTTGCACGATCATCTTCTTTATTAATAAGGGCCTCTAATACTTGCTCTAATGTATGTTTAGACATTGTGTTTCTCCTTTGGCCAAAGTAATTTGTCTGTAATATATTTACAGATATATTACAAATATAGTGCTATAATAGAGTTAAAAACCCAGTTTTCTGAAAGAAAACTGGATTAAGTATAGTAAATTTACTCCATTGCCGGAGGTCTTGCGTAAATTCTTTTAAAAAGATCTTTTCTGTCTTCAACTTCTAATTTTCGAATTTCACGCATTTTTCTTAATTTACCTAAATGCTCTAAGGTCAGTCTGGGGCGTCTAGTATCTGCTTTTTCAGCAGTTCCAAATTTATTTTCTTCAGGATACTCAAATCCTTCTTGAGGTTTTACTTCATTAAATTTCATTGTGGTGCTCCTGGTGCCGGTGGAGCGCCGCCTGGTGCTGGGGCAGGAGCTCCACCTAACGGACTTGTTTGGCCTGTAGCTTCTGCACCTAGTGCAGGCTGACCTTCTTGTCCTAATTGTTCTGCTTGTCCAAAATCTGCTTCGACTGGGCGTTCTACACCCAATGAATTTAAGTCTCCAGCAGCCATACTTGCTTGTCCTTGAGCTACTGCGCCTTCGCCCAAGTCTGGATTTTCTTCTAACCATTTTGCTTCGTTTTCTACAATCTCTTCGTCTGTTAAACCAAGATATTTCTTTAATGCGAAACGTCTACTAATGTATTGAACTTCTGCCAGCTGTCCAAATACTGCGGCTCTAGCATTGTTAACTTCAATCTCACGATACTCACTAAAGCTCTGTGGAGGTAAGAATGACAATTTGAATGTACTAGAATCAAGTGCGATACCTTTGTGCTTCAAGAACATTTTGAATTCTTTATCAAGTGGATTTACCACTAGATTCTGTAATCGCTGGCAATACTTGTTAAAGCGATATTCTTGAATAAAAGCTGTGCCTACTCTGCCGTCATTATAAACTGCTGTACCATCATCTGGTCCAGTAGGCATATAACTACTAGGAATACGCATTGCTCGCATTAGTTTGTTAGTGAAATACTTCAAGTCATCAATTTGACCCAAGTTATCGCCACCTGGCAATACTTCAACTTTACTACCACGGCCTTCTGCTGTTTGAGCAAAAAAGTAGTCTTCTAACATACTTAATGGGTTATAACTGGCATCCATAATGCTAGTTCCGCCACCTGTACGACTTGGCATACGGCGTTGGTGAATTTCATTTTTAACACGCTCAACAAAACTCATAGCCATGTTAGCAGGCATGTTACCTACGTCAATATAAAATACTCTACGTTCCGGAGCACGTTGTACACGATAGATAATAATACTGTCTTCTAACAAACTCTTCTGTTGGAATACTTTGTATACTGATTCTAATATACTTGTGCCGAATGGATAGTTTGTATCCATACCTTCACTTAGACTTAAATGCAATACGTGAGCCGCATCTACTGCGGTTTCTGTGTTATTTGTATTGCTATTACTACCCGTGTTAGCACTGGCAAATTGCGTAAAAGCACTTTTATTAAACTGCGTAGGACCATAGTTTTGGTCTGCAATTAATGGATTAGTTGCTACCTTATTATTGACATCAAGGCTCAAGTTCTTAATAATATATTGTTCTACTTCACGACCTTTGGCTTGATTAATAATGATTTTACTAACATCTTGACTGTCAACATATAGCAATTCATATGTTTCTGGATCACGAATGAAGAATCCATCACCATACTTAACTACGTTACGCATCATACGCCATACACGTTTGTTCCAGTCATTGATCATACACCATTGGCGTAGACTACGAGTTAATACATTTACTTCGGCTTCTGTTGGTTCATTGAAATGTTCGATGCTAAAAGGCAAATTGCTTTCATAGTCAAACTGTGTACAAAATTCTGCCACTGTATCAAGAGCTGCATTTACTTCGCTGTCTTGATCCATTATTTCATATTGCATATAGCGTTCGACACGGTTGGGAGTTCCCGCATATACGTCTTTTAACCAACTACTAAATTTGCTACTACTGCCGTGATGATTACCAGTAGCCGCTTTTGATTTCGCTACTTCATTTGCAGTTTGTGGTATTTGAAAATGCTTACGCCATGACATATTGTTTATTCATCCTGTTACATATTTATAG